CTATCTCAGAATCACTTTCAAGTCATGAAGGTAGATTTGCCAGGCAACCATCGCTATCAGCGCCTGTATCGTTGCCAGCGTCATGCCGCCAATGATGATCCCTATTGCTATCTCGTATGCTAGACGACGCTCTGATCGCTTTTGAGTGCGTCCTACATCGTCCTGATCGCGTTCTGCGCGCATTTTCTGTCCTTGTCGTTTTCCAGCCGAGCGGGTGGGGGGTGCTGTTACACCCCCACTTTACTGCGGACCTCTGCAATTTCTGACTTCACTCAGGATCGATTACGATTTCACCTGATTCCCCAACCCTTGCGTAAGGTATTGATTTTTCTAGTATTTTATGTAGGAGCTTTGGGTCTTCCATAGGCGAATGCCCTTGTTTTAAAAGCATCTTGTTGATTTCTATAGATTTTTTCCTAAGTAACTCTTGCTCCTGTGTAGTTATTCGGAGCTGCATCTGTTTTTTCATTTCTTCGTCCATTCGTCGGGTCTCCTCTCAAGGCTACTGCTAATCTGTCGACATATCTTGACATCGATTTGTTCGACAAGGTTACATTTTGTCCTATATCGACTTGTCGACATGTCAACGGATGGCTTATGAAATTTTACGACTGGCTCACGGTATCTCAAGAACATGATCATGACCTCCCTTTGGTCTGTGACACGTTCTTCATGTCTGTTGATGCCATCACTGGCGATGTCCTCAGTACAACCCAGCGAAAAGTCAAGCATCAAGCTTCTTTCTCTACTTCCGTTTTTATTCATGTCATTGGAAGAACCGTTCGTGTAGACGGCAATCCTAGTCGTGTAGGTCGCTTAGATAATCTTTTTGGCTTTAGTACAATTGATCAATGCATAACTGTTTTTAACCAATTACTTGCTGAGCGTGGTCTTCCTCCTTTTACTCGCTGTACCAGAACTTATATTCGCGATGGAAAATCCGGCGGCTTTTCTGGCGATCTTGTTGCCGATGGTGCAGTAATTCATCGTATTGATATGACCACTAATATATCTGTAGGTTTTGGAAATGAGCCTTTATATATAAAATCTTTGTCTAGCCAGCGGATAGGTCATAGCATTGGCTTTCTCTATCCAAATGGAAAAACCTGTACTTGGACTCCTGAGGGCAACGGAAAAGGCGGTCGACTTGAATATCGCAAAGCTTATTGCAAGGCCACTGAGCTAAGTAAAAAATTGCTCCCTCGCATTCTTCGTGATTTCGGTCCCACGTCTGCTGAATATGAATATGTCTGCAAAGTCCGTGACTACTGTGTAGAAAACGGTGTTGTGCGTATGGAACAAGAGCTTAAGGCTGAATATTTGAAGCGTAAGGGTCTAGCCTTTTGGGGCTTATTCGATGAGAACCTACTTCAAGCCAAACATAATGAATTTCTATCCGTAGATCAAAAATTGCAGGTGAGTGCAATGGATATCACTACTATCGCTGACGAGTTGTTAAATAGAGGCTATGTTCGCAGTCGACAATCTGCTAACTCAACTGCCTCTGTCGCCTTTCTTTGGATGCAGGGCCAGCCTTTGGGCATTAAGCAACGTCAGTTTGATGAGCATGCATCTCGCCTTAATAAAATTGGCATCAATATTCGAAATGAGTGTGACCACAGTAAGTTTTCACCTGTGATCATTAAGCAGGTCCGTGAAATTAACAAAACCGTCCTTCATATCCCTGACGGTAACTGGTATCGCAAACCTAATCATTTGCAGGTTGCAGCATGATTACTAGTCTTCAAGGCATCCAGCTTTCACCTGGGCAACGACGCATGCTTGAACAGCAGCGTCACGTTCGTGATTTCATGAACCCTGTTCTGACCCAGCAAGTTGCTGAAACACTCGCTGTTATCGAGGTTCGGAAAGAGCAGGGCACTAAACCTGAGTGTATCTGGTTTCTTGATCGTCAAGAAAAAGGTACTCCTTCAATTGCTGAATGGATGGGTTACTAATGGATTTCGTTTATGTCATCGCTCTTTTCATGTGCCTTACCTTTTGTGTTGCACTTTATATTGCGAGCCGTTGATATGGATAAGTCTCAGTATCAAATTCTCCGTTATTCAGTCGAGGCCGAAATTGCTAATTTTAACTCTGGCAACATCGATGATTCTGCTTTCGCTAGCTCGCTTATGCGTCTGTTTCTACAGGCTTCATCTGCTGAGCAAGTCAAGTCTCAACTAGCCAAGCGTCAGTTTCTTACGTTTCGTCGTATACCTAATTTAACACCGCCCAGCTGGGCATACTCCAATCCGAGCTTAAGTTCTCGGCTTCCCACACTTTAAAAGGGTAATACAATGTCTCTCAAATTTCCTACTCTCATGGTCGAAGTTTCTGGCATTTCCCGCAGTGGCATTGCTAAGCAGTCCAAGAATCCCTATACCATGTATCAGGCCTTTGTTCACCTTCCTGGAATCCCTTATCCTCAGAAGGTTGAATTCTATGCACAGCAACAGTCCGAAGTTCCTCAGCCTGGCACTTATGAGTGTGACGTTATCTGTGATGTCCGCGATGGTCGTCTTCAATTCGATGTCGATCCACGTCAAGGTCGTCGTAAGAATATTCCTCCGCTTTCTGATGCTATGAAGACTGCGTAAATGTCTTACTACTTCTATTGTCCGGGTGCGGCTAGTGCTACTGCGACGACAGTTGAGTGTTCCGTTGCAATACAGACTTATACGCCGCCTGAGTCTGCTGTTTTCACCGCTGAAAATGTCCAGTCTTTTATCGTTCTTGCGTTAACGTTCTGGGCCATGCACTACGTGTTTCAACAACTCAAGAAAGCCATCGAGCAATAATGCTCAACACACTGGAGTAACAAAATGGACGTAGCAGAAGTAATCTCGATCCTCACCACTGGTCTCACTGCTGTTGCTGCAATCGGTGTTGCCTCCCTCGGCCTTGCCGCAACTGTCAAGCTTTACAAGATCGTTCGCGGCGCTCTTTAACCGCTCTTTCATCCGTACTACGCGCTCGCATTCATGCGGGCGTTTTTTATTAAAAAATCGGCAAAAACACGCGAAGTATGAGCGTGTATTGCCGATTAACCTTACTAGGTATGCCTCATGCGCGTAACTCACGTTTATTCAAGGTTATTTGCGTTTGTTTTATTTTTTTTCTTTGTTCTCCAATCTTCTTTTGCTCTTAGTGCTGATACGGATTTTACTTGGACAACCGGCGTAACTGGTACAGGCGCAAGCAAATCGCCTTCACAGGCCTGCTCACTTGCTCTTTCTATTTTTGGTGTTACTTTCACAGGTACTGAATATCAAGACGCTATGACTTTCAGGTGTATAGGTTTAGAAAAGGGTTCCCAGAACCCCGGCGCTTTTGCTACTGCCAGCCGAAGCGGCAGCACTTGCCCAACTGGCACTTCTTATAAAAGTCAGACTGGAACTTGTGATGCAGACTGTTCCGCATCTGTAGGTTCTGGAACTACATCTCTTAGCGCTGCTACCAAGCAAAGCGGCGGAGTTGTTCCTACTAATAAGAAGATGTGCGAAAACTCCTGTCAGTACGTGTCTACTGCCGGTTCTGTTTTGTGCGGACCTCTTAAGGCAAATCCAGATTCTTACTACTGCGTTTTTTCCTATACCGGCAACGGCCAGCAGTGTGATGGTACAGAAGACGCGCCAAACGCCGGTGCCCCTGAAACATCAGTCCCTCCTAAAGATCCAACAGACCCGACCGATCCGGCAAATAACTGTCCTCGCGGTTATGCTTGGTCTGGAACTACTTGTGTTCAATATTGGGAGGACGAAAAGGATACTTCTACCACTCCTAAGCCACCTACAGGCGGTGGCGGCTCTGGCGGTGGTAGTAGCGGCGGTGCTGGTGGTGGCACTGGTACTGGTGATGCTCCTGCTCCCGGCACTGATAATAACGGTAGCGGCGGTGGTGCTGGTGAAGGCAAGGACGATGATAAAGATATCGAAGCTTCATCTTCTCAAGATTGTAAAAAACCTCCTGCATGTGATGGCGATGTTTTTTCCTGCGCTATATTGAATCAAAGTTACTTTGACTCTTGTAGGCTTATTTCTCTTCCTACTGAGAAAGAGAAAATCGGTCGTGATAAGGAAATAGATATACAGCAAGACCTTGTTCAGGAAAGCCAAGATCAATTGGATTCACAAGTCTCCGGCTTCCTTTCCAAGTTCATGTCTGCTGGCTCTGGCAATTATGGGGGAGGGAAGTGCTACCCCGATAAGCAGGTCTCAATAGGCGGTCATACATTGCAACTACCTTTCTCTCAGATATGTGATCCTCTAGTTATTCTACGTTACGGAATAATTGCTGCTGCTTATCTTGCTGCTGCACGTATTCTTTCTAAGGAGGTATAACCATGTTTCAAGTATTGTTTGTTGCAGGTCAGGCAATTGCAATGTGGGTTCTCCCTCGTTTGTTTGCTGCTTTGGGAGTCATGACTGTTTCTAGTACTGTGATAATGCCTATTTATAATTGGGTTGAGTCCAAGATTTTAAGCAATCTTTCATCTGTTGGTGCTGATGCATACGGGTTTTTGCAATTTCTTGGCGTCCCTAATGCAATTGCAATTATTTTTGCAGCTTATGCACTTCGTGTTTCTATATCCGGCGCTAAAGCAGCCATGAGCAAAAAGGCGGTGTCTTAATGTTTAAGTTAGTAACTGGCCTTCCGGGTGAGGGTAAAACATCTAATGAGCTTTGGGATTTCTTGAATAATCCAGCTTATAGCGGACGGCCGAAGTATTGCACTCCTATTAACGGGTTTGATCCTTCTGCACACGGAGTAGTTGCCATCGATCACATCAAGGGATGGCAAGAGTTACCAGAGGGTTCTGTTATCTTCTGTGACGAGGTTCAAGACTTTTGTGGCACTGATATTCCACGTGAGCCTCCCGAGTGGATTAAGAAGCTTGCACGTCATCGGCATGGTGGTTATGACTTTATTGTCACTACTCAAAGTCCTATGTATCTTCATCCTTTCGCCAGAAAGCTCGCTAAGCCTCATGTTCATTATCATCGTCCTTGGAACATGAAGATGGTCCGTTATGAGTTCGAAAGTGCTCAAGGTGATCCCTTAAGTAAGTCTGCAAAGTCAGTAGGCCAGAGAAAGTTCGTCACCCCGAATCCAGAGGTATTTAAACTATATACCTCAACAGTTCTCGATACTCACAAGGCTAAGCCTCCTAAGAAGCTCATCGGTCTTATACTGATTGCCTTACTTATGATTGGCTTAGGTGGCTATTTGGGACTTAGGCAGGTCAATAGTCTGTCCAAGCCAAAGGAAGATTCTGTCCTTGCTACTCATGCTGCTAAGCCTGCTGAACAGCCTCAGCCTCAAACCTCTATGTCGTTTTCACCGCCCGTAGTTAATTTGCAGGCTGAACCATCAACTTGGAATGCAGAGTCAATAAAGCCACGTATCGCAGGGCTTCCACACACAGCACCTATCTATGATGCCTTAACGGCTCCTACAGATTTCCCCAGGGTTGCTGCCTGCATGTCATCTGCCGAGCGAGGCACTTGCAAGTGTTATAGCCAGCAAGGTACGCCGCTCGATGTTCCTGTCTCAGCGTGTTTTGTTTTCGTTAAGGTTGGTACTTTCGATCCTTGGCTTTCTGGTCGACATCAAGAGCAACAGGATCATTCACAGCAATCTGTTGCTCAGGCCGCGCCTCAGACAGTTCCTATCGATGCATCACAGGTGCCAGTCAAGAACAAGGGTGCTCAGTTTACTGTTGTTGCTGACAGCAGCCGTCCAGCTCCAGCAGCCAAGCAGTGAC